GACTGCTCGATACAACCACGAAACCATCGCTCTGGGTTTCTCGCTGACCGAAGAGGCCATCGAAGATAACCTGTATGACAGCCTGTCGGCTCGTTATACCAAGGCGCTGGCTCGTGCTATGGCTTATACCAAGCAGGTTAAGGCGGCTTCGGTTCTGAACAACGGCTTCTCCAACAGCTACCCTGGTGGCGACGGCGTTGCTCTGTTCTCGGACGCACACCCACTGGTATCTGGCGGCACTAACTCGAACGAACCTGCCACTGCGGCAGATTTGAACGAAACCTCGTTGGAAAACGCTGTGATTCAAATCGCAGGCTGGACCGACGAACGTGGTCTGCTGATCGCAGCCAAGCCCCGCAAGCTGATTGTCCCGCCTGCATTGCAGTTCGTGGCAACCCGCCTGTTGGAAACTGAACTGCGTGTCGGCACCAATGACAACGACGTGAACGCATTGAAGAACAATGGTTCGATCCCAGAAGGCTATACGATCAACCACTTCTTGACTGACACGAACGCATGGTTCCTGACCACCGACGTGCCTAACGGTATGAAGCACTTTGTGCGTACTCCGTTGCAGCAGTCGATGGACGGCGACTTCGATACTGGTAACGTTCGTTACAAGTCTCGTGAGCGTTATTCGTTCGGCTGGTCTGACCCGCTCGGCATGTACGGTTCGCCAGGCGCGTAAGAAGAAGAGGGGGCTTTACGCCCCCTTTTTTGTAGTATATAAAGGCAGTAATTCCGGGATTTATCCGGTGCGATCGAACAGGCTCCCGGCCTGACTTCATGCAGATCGTCGCACCTAACCGCATGAGGGAAAATTCAAATGGCACTTTCCACTACCCAAAGTATTTGGCGTTCGGGCGGCGGCGATCAGACTCGCACCGCGTACTGTGGCTCCGGCTTGATGGCTGCACAGTTCTTCGTCTCTAACGCAGCTGCTACTGGCGCTAACGTTGTTGTATCTTCTGCTGCTGGCGCTCCTGCGCTGATCCTACCTGCTGGCGCAACGGTTGTTTCGGTTGCTATCAATGACGCAGGCGGCGGCACTATTGACCTTGGCACTACTGGCTACACCTCTGGCACCACTGCCGGCGACATCGCGCTTGGCCTGACGGCTTCGTCGGTTGGCACAACTTCGATTGGTTCTGTTGTGACCGGTTCTGCAACCACTTCGATGGCGTATGTGACCGCATCAAGCAATAACAGCGGCAGCGGTAATGTTGGTGGCTATCTAATTTATTTCGTAGCAGATCCGCTGGTAGGCCAGCAGAACGTCTAATTGAGGAGGCCGTATGGCTATGCAATATGACGTTAAGTCGAAGCACGCTTCTGTAAGTGGGCTGATGATTGGTGCGCGCACGCGTATCAAAGGCGCGGTTATGTTCCCGCTTTCAGCGACTACTGGGTATGCAACCTTTGTAGACAATGTAAGCATTGCTGGTACGTACGCACGTGCTACAACCACCGCAACCATAACTGCGGTAAACCACGGTCTTGCTGTAGGTGACTGGGCGTATCTTGACTGGGATTTGACGGATAACCCCTATCAAGTGCAAACAGTGGCGGACGCAAACACATTTACCGTCACGGTTGCCAACAGCGATGCTACTAGCGGAAACGTAACTGTTTGGAACGATGTACTACTTCAGGCAGATGCTTCTGATCCTATAGCGTACAACGTCATTGTCCCCGGCGAAGGTATTTTGGCTGAGACCGGTATACGTGTGTTCTTACCCGCCAACTTCCACACAACGGTGTTCTATGGCTAAGTCCCCGGCATGGCAGAGGAAAGAGGGAAAGAATCCCAAAGGTGGATTGAACGCCAAGGGACGGGCCTCCGCGAAAGCGCAAGGCATGAACTTGAAACCTCCCCAGCCGGAAGGCGGCTCAAGGAAAAAGTCGTTTTGCGCTCGTATGTCAGGTATGAAGAAAAAGCTGACATCTGCAAAGACCGCGAACGATCCGAATAGCCGGATTAACAAATCATTGAGAGCTTGGAAGTGTTGAGCATGGAAATGGCATACGTTTGGACTGGCGGCCTGACGCTGTTCACCGGTCTTTTTGCTTACATTGCGCATGAGAAGTTTTCTGAGTTGGCGCGTATCACGATTCTTTTGAACAGGACTCGTGAGGAGATTGCGCGAGATAACGTGACCAAGGCAGAAGTAGACCGTATTACTGACCATATTGACCAAAGATTCAACCGACTTGAGACAAAGATAGATCAGTTGATTGAGTCGCAGCGGAGGGTGTTATGAAGAAAAAGGCCAAACGATATCAAGAGGGTGGCGTTTTGCGTGACCGTTACGGCAATCCAGTGAAATCTGGTTCCGGCGAAACGGTAAGAACTAGCTATCCAGAGCGCTCTTACAATGAGCAGTCTACTGCCGACATGACTGAGAGCAGCGACTATAGCGGGCGTCGCAGGAAGTCGCCTGAGCGCAGCACGTCTGACGCGGACTCTGACAGCACCTACATGCCAAGCGGTCGTGCGCCGAACATTGGCTACGGCAACGATTCTGAAGCGTCAAGCTTAACAGAGCGTTTGCGCCGCGCGTCTTCTGGCTCAAATATTTCTAAAGCTGATGGCGAAGGTGGCGGGTATACCTCCCCTGTAAAAGAAGTAAAAGAAGACGTTAAACCAAAAAGACCTAAGGTATCAAAGCCAAAAGCAAGCAAGCCTTCTGCGCCAGATGAGTCGGCTAAAGTGCCGCAAGCTTCTAAAGAAGAGATGGATCGTCGTTCTCGTATGGAACGTGAGCAGGCGTTGGAAACTGTTGCGCCAGAATCTGGGTTAATTGGCGGCGGCGGCTTACGTTTAATGAAGGCACTGGCAGAGCGTTTGGCTGGCAAGCAGGCTGTCAAAGCAATGGGCAGACGGATGGAAAAAGACATCACGCCTCGTCCACCGCAGCTAACTAATGAGCCGCTCAAGATTGGCCGTGAGTCATTAAAGCTTGGTATGAAGAAGGGCGGCGCAGTTAAGAAGTATTCGTCTGGCGGTTCGGTTTCATCTGCTTCCAAGCGGGCAGACGGTATTGCCACCAAAGGCAAGACACGCGGGAGAATTTGCTAATGGACATGTCCCAACTTCAAGCTCGCATTCAAAATCTTGAGGCGCGTAGGGCGCGGGGCGAATCCGTGCCAGAGTTGGACGCTCTGTACAAGAAGATGGATGCGATGACCGATCAGGGCTATCGCACTGCGACTGGCGAAAGCAAGCCGAAAGAGGAAAAGAAGGCTCGCGGTGGCAAGATTGCAGTAAAGAAAAAGCGATATGCAGAAGGCGGAGAAATAGCTGCCCAGCAGCCTACGTATCCGTTCTATGGCAATCAGCCTGCTGCAAGCACTACCCAGCCAGGTGAAGGGGTAAACCAAACTTTTAATATCCAGCCTGGCATGTCCCCTACTGATATGGGCTTTAAAAAAGGCGGACAGGTTCGTACTGCATCTCAACGTGCTGATGGCTGTGCCATTCGCGGAAAGACGAGGGCAAGATGAAGAGCATTAAAAAGCTGGCAGCTGGCGGTGCTTTTACTTCCGCGCCGCGTACGTTTGTATCTCAGCCAACTGTAGCCCCACCCCCAACTCCGACAGTAACTCCGGAACCGCCTAAAGCGGGTACCTACGGGAGTAACTACAAAGGACTGAATAAAAGAATTGTAAATTATTTGAATTCTCAACAGGTTGGCGGTGCTCCTCGATTTGGTTACGACCCGGTGGGTAAGAACTTCCGTACGATGGACGGCACCCCCGTATTTGCAAATATGAAGCAAATGCGTGAGGCGGCTCAAGGCTGGAGAAAAGCCCAACGCACCGGCGGGCAATTTAATCCTAACTTCAAAGAAGGCGGCAAAGTATCGTCTGCTTCTAAGAGGGGTGATGGGATTGCCACAAAGGGTAAGACTAAAGGTAGGTTTGTATGAAAAACCCACAAGCTAAAGTTGGCCGCGTGATGCGCGAGTTTAAATCTGGCGAGCTAAAGTCTTCGTCCGGTCAGAAGGTAACAAACCCCAAGCAGGCCATCGCTATTGGCCTATCAGAAGCTGGTATATCCAAGAAAGCAAAAGGTGGCGATATGAAAGAGTCAAAAGCAATGGTTAAAAAGGAAGTGTCGTTCATGAAGAAGAAGGGCGCTCCTAAGTCAATGATCAAGCATGAAATGAAAGAAGCCGGCATGAAGAAGGGTGGCGTGGCTAAATATGCTGAAGGCGGCATGACTAAGAAAGAATTTGATCTTATTAAAAAGATCTATGAACGCTCTGGCGCAAATGTTGGTCCTCGTCAGCCTATGTCTGAGGACATGAAGCGTCGCATCAACGCTGAAATGGACAAAATGGGTATTGGCGGCAAGAAAACATCCGGCGGCGGTTCGGGCGGATCGTCTTCTGATACCCGTGAAATGCAGTTAGGTTCAGAGCTTGACCCAAAAGCGATGATGAAACGTGAGGGTATGAAGCGCGGTGGTAGCGTCAAGAAGATGGCGATGGGCGGTATGGGTCAAAGACCACTAGCCACGCCCGGCAAGCCAAGTCCTCGTCCTCGCATCGGACCTCGTGATATAGGGACTGGGACAGGTCCTCGCCCTACCATGGGTCCCCGCCCTCGTGATATAGGAACTGGAACGGGTCCTCGTCCTACCATGCCTCGTGGGCCACTGGCACAGGCATTAAATAAGCCTGCCGGCATGATGAAAAAAGGCGGCAGTGTTAAGAAAATGGCTGGTGGTGGTTTGGCTGCTGGTCACAAATCTGCTGATGGCGTTGCTCGCAAAGGCAAGACCAAAGCAGAGCAGGTCAAAATGGCAGGCGGCGGCAAGACAAAGAAGTATTGCTGATAGAGGCTAGACATGATGCCATCACGCGGGATGGGCGCCGTACGCCCAGCAGTCATTAGGAAGATTAAGAAACGGGACGGAAACGAACCGGTGACCGTTTACAAGAAGGGCGGCGAGGTGTGGGATAAGCCTCGCCCCAAAGGTCTTGGTAAGCCTAAGAAGCTGAGTTCCGCGAAGAAGGCTAGTGCTAAAGCAATGGCTAAGGCTGCTGGTAGGCCTTATCCAAATTTAGTGGACAACATGCGAGCAGCAAAAAATGGCTGAAACAACCACCACTACTAGCTTTAACCCAACTCTCAATGACCTGATTGAAGAGGCGTTCGAGCGTTGCGGGCTTGAGCTGCGTAGTGGCTATGATTTCCGTACTGCTCGTCGCAGCCTGAACTTCATGCTGACGGAGTGGGCGAACCGTGGCATCAATCTGTGGACGATTGAGCAGGGTCAAATCACGCTGGTACAAGGGACAACTACCTATGATCTACCTGTCGATACCGTTGATCTTCTTGAGCACGTTATTCGTACTTTCCCTGGCTCTGTTGCCAACCAGACTGATATCAACATTAACCGGATCTCGGTATCCACTTACTCCACAATCCCAAACAAGCTGACGCAAGGACGCCCGATTCAGGTGTGGGTGAACCGCCAGTCGGGGCAGACTACGGACGGCCAAATCCAGTACCCACAGATTAACGTCTGGCCTTCGCCGGATCAGGGAACGGAAGAGTCTCCGTACTACTACTTTGTGTACTGGCGGTTGCGCAGGATGTATGACGCTGGCAACGGCGCGAACGTGGAAGATATTCCATTTCGCTTCCAGAATGCGCTGGTGGCTGGGCTGGCATACATGCTGTCAGTCAAGCTGCCAGATGCGTTGCAGCGCGTACCAATGTTGAAACAGCAGTATGACGAGGCTTGGGAGATGGCAGCGGGCGAGGATCGTGAGAAGGCGCCGGATCGTTTGGTGCCACGGATGATTACTTACAGGTAAGGTATGCCAAGTAAATACGCTGCCGGTAAGAAATCGATTGCGGAATGTGATCGATGCGGCTTTAGATACTTGCTGAAAGAGCTTAAAACTCTGACAATCAAGACGAAGAACGTCAAGATTAAGGTGTGTCAGAGCTGCTGGGAACCTGACCAGCCGCAGTTAAGTCTTGGTATGTACCCGGTCAATGATCCTCAAGCTGTACGGGAACCTCGGCCAGATGTCAGTTACATTCAGTCTGGATACACAGGCATACAGACGAAGTTTAATACTGGGCCTGCTGAGGATGAGACAGGGTATCCAGGCGGCGGTAGCAGGATTATTCAGTGGGGATGGAATCCGATTGGCGGGGCGAGTGCAAACGATGCAGGACTAACCCCTAACAACTTAGTAGCCACAACGGTAGTGGGTAGCGTAACAGTAACAAACACTGTATAGGAGTAGAAAATGGATACCAGCAAGATGAAGTCTATCGCTTCCAAGGCGGTAAAAACCCATGAAAAGCGTATGCACAACATGGCAAAAGGTGGCGTTACAGGCGAAGCCATGAAAAAATACGGGCGCAATATGGCTCGCGCTATGAATCAGCGTGGCAATTCAAGGGGCAAATAATGGCTAAGTTCTCAATGAAAAAACAGGGCAAGGAAGTTGGCCCTGCTTCGACGTATGCCCAGCCGCACACGATGGAAGGCGGCAAGACCAACATTGATACGTACAGCAAGTACACGCCTGGCGCGAACGTGATGAACGAAATGAATATGTCGGTTGGTGGGATTAGCAAAGGCAACTACAAGCCTATTAATCCTTATGGCGTTGGTGAGATGCGCGGCTATGGAGCGGCCACCAAGGGTCGTAAGATCAGCGGCAAGATGGGTTAAACATGACGTACACCGAGTTAGTCAATGCCATAAAGGCGTACACGGAGAACTACGATTCAGACTTTGAGTCGTACATCGACACGTTCATACGTCAGGCCGAGACGCGCATCTACAACTCGGTGCAGATTCCTGCGTTGCGTAGGAATCAGACAGGCGTTATCACATCGGGCAATCAGTATCTCTCTGCCCCAAATGACTTCCTAGCAGTGTACTCAATGGCGGTTATTAAAGATAACAACGAGTACGTGTATCTGCTAGACAAGGATGTGAACTTTATCCGTGAAGCGTATCCCAACCCCAGTGATCAAGGGCTTCCGCTTTACTACGGCATCTTTGGCCCGACCGTGTCTGCTGGAATAATCAGCAACGAATTGAGCTTTATCTTGGGGCCAACGCCAGATGAGTCATATACGGTTGAGATGCACTATTACTACTACCCTCAATCAATCGTAGACGCTGCGAGCGGGACTACATGGCTCAGTGATAACTACGACCCGGCGCTTTTGTATGGCTCCTTGCGTGAGGCGTACCTGTTCATGAAGGGTGAGGTCGATCTCATCCAGAATGTTGATGCCAAGTACAACGAGGCTATGGGTGAACTGAAACGTCTGGGCGATGGCTTGGAGCGCCAGGATGCTTACAGGTCTGGTCAGGTTAGAGTTAAGGTGACGTAATGACTATTCGTCAGGGACTAACTACCAGCTTCAAGCAGCAGATGCTGACCGGGGCGCAAGATTTATCGACGGATACGTTGAAGATTGCGCTTTATACCGCGCTCGCTTCGATTGATGAAACGACCACCGCGTACACCACGACCAACGAAATTACCGGCACAGGGTATACGGAAGGTGGCGTTACCTTGTCCAACGTAACTATTTCGACTTCCCAGTTTTCTGCGTACGTTACGTTCGACAACCCTACGTGGGACCCAGCTTCACTTACCGCTCGTGGTGCGTTGATCTACAACAATAGCCAGTCAAATGCCTCGATAGCAGTGATTGACTTTGGTAGCGATAAAACGATGTCCCCAGCTTTCGTAATTCAAATGCCAGCTAACACAGCGTCCACGGCGCTAATTCGTATTGAATAAGGAGTAATCATGTCTATTAAGCCTCAAGTAGCTAAACTTGGTGATGCCGTTGATGCAGGTGTTGTTCGCGGTGGAACTATTGATGGGCGCGTCCAGTTTGGCGGGGTGTTCAAAGTCACCTGCTACGGCGCTGATGGTCAACTCAAATGGGAAGATGAGTTCCCTAATCTTGTGGTCAATGAAGGCCTGCAAGACCTGAACAACAAGTATTTTAAAGGCTCAAACTACACCGCTGCTTGGTATCTTGGTTTGGTAACCGGTCCGGGGTCTAGCACCACATACACAGCCACAGACACCTTGGCTTCGCACGGATCGACTGGTGCTGGCGGTTGGACTGAATACACTGACTACAGCGGTAACCGTAAAGCAGTGACTTTTGGTACGCCGACGCTTGCAGACCCATCTGTTATCAGCAACAGCGCCTCCCCTGCTGTGTTCTCTATTACTGGTTCAGGCGGCACAATTGCTGGCGCATTTCTGGCGAGCGTAGCTACTGGCACTTCAGGCATCCTGTTCTCTGAGGGTGACTTCACTGGCGGCGACAAGATCGTTGCCTCTGGCGATACGCTGAACGTGACCTACACATTCAACGCCGATGCGGCTTAATGGAGGAGTTATGGCTACCGCATTTCAAAAAGATCAAGTAGTTAAACTGAACTCTACCGTACCGCAAGGCCCAGTGCAGGCGCTGCGCATGTTGGAGGACGGCACCATTCAGTATCTAGTAGGTTGGACTGATGATGCTGGTGTTGCGCAAGAACGCTGGTTTGATGAGGGGCAGCTTACGGCTGCTTGATAAGTTATGTTTGGTTTTGGCCCTATAGCGAGTGCTCCATTTGCGGCTTTACCAAACGTCACTTTATTAGCTGATATATCTGAGACAATAGCCCTACAAGATTTTGTTGACGCGGCTCCGGTAATACTAGGAGATATTTCTGAGTCGGTAAGTGCGGCTGATGCGGTAAGCGCAGCTGTAACATTTGTCAGCAGTGTATCTGAGACAGGGGCGTTTGATAGTAATGTTTCTGTAGCAACGACGTTTTCTACAAATATTAGTGAGACTGTAAACGCTTCGCAAAATGTTTCTGCTACTTATGAAACATCAAGCCTTGTTTCTGAGTCAGCGAGCTTTTCTGCAACAAACGCTTGCACGGTAGATTTTGCTGTTTCTGTAAGTGAGTCAGGGTCGTTTAGCTCTAATGTTTCGGTTACAACAACCTTTGCTGGGGATATTTCTGAAACAGCGTCTTTTGTTGAAGCTATAGATGCTCAAGCACCACAGCAAGCAAGTATCAGTGAGTCAGCGAATTTAACAGGAACATCAAGCGCGGTATTTACTACAAGCTCATCTGTAAGTGAAAGTGCCTCGTTTACGGCAACAAGTTCTGTAACGGTAGATTTTAGCTGTAATATTTCTGAGTCCGGATCGTTTAGCAGTAACGTAAATACAACGGCGGTGTTTGTTGCGTTTATTCAGGAGCAAGCCAACCTAGCTGCAATCTTTACTAGCAGATTGTTGTGGGAGCCAATAGACGATGATTCTGTAAGCGATTGGGAAGATATTGACTCTAACAATACCCCATCATGGTCGTTGATGAATGTAGGTGAGACACCAAACTGGACTAACATAACCTCAAATAATTCTCCTAGTTGGGGGAACATAAATACCCCTGAGTCTGGCGATTGGGAAGATATAGAGACGGTGTAAATCATGGCGCTTGTATTAGCAGATCGCGTAAAAGAAACCTCCAGCACGACTGGTACAGGCACGTTTGTGCTTGCTGGCGCAGCCACTGGGTTTCAATCTTTTGCTGTTATTGGCGATACCAACATCACTTACTACACAATCCAAAACCCCGGCACGACTGAGTGGGAAGTAGGTATTGGCACCTATACCTCTGCCAACACCACCATAGCAAGAACTACAGTTTTATCTTCTTCCAACGCCAACGCGGTAGTTAATTTCTCTGCCGGAGTAAAGGATGTGTTTGTAACCTATCCCGCTGAGAACTCAGTTACCACTGGTAAAGCAATCGTTATAAATATGGTGTTTGGAGGATAAGCATGGCAAACCCGAATCTTGTCAATGTCGCTTCTATTTTGGGCGAAAATTCTTTGACTTCATTAACTAGTACAAACGCTACTTCAATACTTAGCAATGCAGCGTCTAGCAATAAGGTCTATAAGGTCAACAGCATTATTGTATCTAACGTGGACGGAGCCGTTCCTGCTGATATTACGATTAATGTCTACAGCGCCGCTGCTTTGGGTGGTAGTGCGTTTCCTATTGTGTCTACGCTATCTGTACCCGCAGATGCTTCGGTAATTGTGGTGGACAAGTCAACAGGCATTTACATCAAAGAGAATCAATCAATTGGCGCAACCGCTAATGCAGCAAATGATCTTGTAGTTGTTGCTTCTTGGGAAGAGATTACATGAGTCTTCGTTATATTGGTGGTCGTCTTGTTGGTAGTGTTGATACCAATACGTCTGGGATAAAAATCCCATCAGGCATTTTTACGCCTAACCAATTAACTGAAGCAGATATTCCAGCAGCCGGTCAACAGGAATACACCACCGCAGGTACTTTCTCTTGGGTAGCGCCAACTAATGTCACAAACGTCTGTGCTGTTTGCGTTGGTGGGGGTGCAGGCGGTAACTACTCAACTGGGGGTAACGGTGGTTCGGGCGGGGGTGGTGGTGGATTAGGCTGGAAAAATAACATCGCAGTTGTCCCCGGAACTTCTTATACCGTCGTAGTGGGCGCTGGCGGTACCAGCTCTTCAACTTCTAACATTTCTGTTACTGGCGCGGGGGGAGATAGCTCTTTTATCAACACCTCTACTGTTAGGGGTGGTGGTGGAGCAGGCCCTTCTACCTTCCTTGTTGGTGGTACGGGCGGAACCTTTACTGGCGATGGTGGAGGAAATGGTGGTGCAGGTGCAGGTGCTACAACTACTTCTAGTGGAGGAGGCGGCGGCGCGGGAGGTTACTCAGGCACAGGCGGCGCGGCTGGCACAGGCGGGGCAGGAGACGGTAGTAACGGGGCTGGTGGTGGCGGTGGTGGAGGTGGTGGTGGGGGCACTGGGGATACTGCTGGTGGTGGTGGGGGCACTGGAATATATGGGGAAGGCGCTAGTGGTAGTGGTGGCGGAACGTCTGGAGGAGACGGGTTTGGGGGTTTTGGTGGCTCTGCGGGGGGAAATGCAGTACTCCCCGTAATACCGGGTATTTGGGGGACATCTAACATGTATGGCACCACAGCTCTTTCTTCCCCCGGTGCTCCGGGAGGCGGCGCGGCTGGCTCCGATTCTACTAACCTTGAAACAACAAACGGGGCAGTAGGCGCAGTGCGTATTATCTGGGGTAAAAATAGAGCGTTCCCTTCAACTAACACGGCAAATATAACGTGATGGAACTGTATATTCGTATCATTGACGGACAGCCTTTTGAACACCCGATCATGGGCGACAATTTTCATCAGGCGTTTCCGCATGTTGACGTGAACAACTTGCCGCCTGAGTTTGCTCGGTTTGAGCGCATCCAATGCCCTATGGCCGATGATGGCTTCATGATTACGAGCGCTACTTGCACATACCAATGGGTAGACGGCATAGTTAAAGATGTGTGGGAGATTGTGCAAGAGCCAGTACCTGTTATTGAATAAAAAGCGGTTTTATAGATTTTAAGGACATAGATCATGGCAAGTACATACAGCAGCCTAAAGATTGAGCTGATTGGTACAGGCGACCAGTCTGGCACATGGGGAAATACAACAAACAATAACTTTCAGTACGCTATTGAAGAGGCGATTACTGGGACTGCTGATGTCACGTTTGCCAGTGCAGATGTCACGCTCACCCTGACTGATTCCAACTTAGCGCAGACTGCTCGTAACCTGCGACTTAATCTGACCGGCACGTCTGGCGCGGCGCGGATTCTTACCGTGCCAGCTATCGAGAAGCAGTACATCATCAATAACGGGTTGGCGCACCAGGTAACGGTGCAAAACTCAAGCGGCACGGGTGTTGTTATCCCAGCGGGTAAGACAGCGGTTGTGTTCAACAACGCTACAAACGTCTTGCCAGTTAGTACAGCAATTCCTGTAAGCAGTACCGTGACGTTTTCTTTGCCTACTGCTGATGGCACAGCTGGTAAGCCTGTTATTACGGATGGCTCTGGAAACTTGTCATTCCCAGCAAACGGCGCGTTTGTAATTACTGGTGAACGCGAGCGGGCGGTTGATCTTGGTGCGGGCAATACAGCACCAATTGATCTTAACCTTGGCAACTACTTCTACAAGACTGTCACCGCCAATACAACGATCAGCCTGTCAAATGTACCGGCTAACTTGGTTGCTCAATCTTTTGTGCTTGAGCTGACAAACGGTGCATCATTTGCTGTCACTTACTTTTCTAACCTCACTTTCCCAAGTGGAGTGCCGCCAACACTAACAAGCGGTCGAGATGTGCTTGGGTTCTTTACCCGTGATGGTGGTACGACATGGAGCGGGTTTACCGTTGGCCTAAATATGCAGGGGCCGTAATATGAGTTCTAAAGATATCGTTATTGCTTCTGCTGGCGGAGTCCAAACAACTACGAGTATTGAGTATGTTGGTGGTAAAACTGTTTCTATTACCCCATCAACATCAACCAACACAACAATATCGTTGACAGGTTTAACTGGAAGTCCAGACCCTACGATTTTACCGGGGGATGTTGTTATTGTTTCTTATGTTATTGGAGCTGGTTCAGGCAACCAAAACCCAAGAATCATTTCTCCTACTGATTACACAACAATAGCAGATTTATACGCCGAAGATTCTTCGACCACATCTTTATTTTCCGCTTATAAAGTAATGGGAGCAACCCCCGATGCGTCTGTTGAGGTGTCCCCCACTGAAGCTACTAACCAAGGCGGCGTTGTTGTTATACAAGCATTTCGTTATGTAGATGAAGTTTATCCGCTACAAGCGCCTGCAAATACAGTAACAATCCTTAATACGGTTAAACCAACGCCACCTACTATTACGCCTTGGGACCCGAATACTGTTGCAGTTATTGTTGGCGCAGGTGCGCATTCAAGAGGAAATGTTGCTTACACTACTACGGGGCTATTAAGTTTTATATCATCGGGAAGTACTAATGTAGCGGCGGACGCTTCTATCGGCGCTGGGTATAGAGAAATAACAACTGGAAGTTATTCCCCAAATCAATTTGGGTTCCCACAAGCAGATTCTACAGCCTATTCTTGCGCTGCTTTAAGTTTAGCGTTGAAGACAAAGCCGGATACAGTTATCCCATCGTTTATTTCTTATCGATCTGGAGTTTCCAGTGGTACCAGCTTAACTATTACTGCCCCTACAGATATTCAAGTGGGCGATCTACTTCTTTTATTTATTGGTGATAATACTGATCCGCCACCTACTTTTACTCCGCCATCAGGATTTTCTTTGTCAGCGACTATTGAAAATGCTAGTTACGACGTGCAATCTTATATTTATAAAAAAATTGCAACCGTTACTGAGCCAGCTTCTTACACAATCACAAAAAGCACAACTTCAGGAAATTTTTCTGCAATGTTAGTGGTGGTGAGAAACGGAAATACTATTAATACTGTTGGCACACCTTTTTTTCGAAGTACTAGAACTCCGAATGCTCCGGGAATGACGCCAACGCGAGGCGGTCTGCGCCTTTCATATTTTGTTAATGTAGGGAGCAAAACTGTAGTAGGGCCCCCAACCGGAGTTACTTTGTTAGGTACTGCTGGGTCAATTCCCGGAACTGCTATGTATTACACAAATGGTGGCCCTTACGTCCCAACAGCTAATCAAAATCTTACGTGGAGCGGAGACGCTGGGACCGCAAACCAGACGCTTTCATATCAGCTGCAAATTACTCAGGAATAAGGATTAACCATGTACGCAAAGATTAACAACGGCGTTGTCGAGAAATTTCCTTACTCAATCGGCGAACTCCGGAAAGATCATTCGAACAAGTCACTGCCACGCAATATCCCTGATGAGTGGTTGCCTGACCTTGGCATGGTGCCGGTACATAACACGCAGTTTCCTAGCGTTGACCACACTAAGAACGTAGCCGAAGGCACACCGATATTTAACGATGCCGCCCAAAGATGGGAGCGCGTATGGAATGTTACCGACGCTACAGCAGAAGAAGTTGCCGAGCGCGTTGCAAGACAGGCGAATGAAATTAGAGCGGAGCGCAATCAGAAACTTACTAGTAGTGATTGGACTCAGTTGCCAGACTCAGCTACGCGGTGCGACCAAGCGGCATGGGCGACTTACCGCCAGCAGTTGGCAGACATTACTCAGCAAGAAGGCTTTCCTTGGAATGTAACTTGGCCCGCACAGCCAGCATAAGGTGAACCAAAATTGATCCACTGACACTTTTAGCTGCGGCGAACGCGGCGGTAGCAGCGGTTAAAAAAGGGTGTGAGCTTTACAAGGAAATAAAGGGCGCGGCTGGGGAAGTCAAAGAAGTACTAGATGATCTGAAAGAGCAGTACAACAAGATCGTCGATCCGACCCCGGTGCAGAAGCAGCAGTACCACGCGGAAGTCCAGCGTGTTCAGGAGATAGCGAAAGCCGATCCGAACGATGTTTACACCCAGATTGGGGATCAGCTGGGTGTGTTGATGGACAGCTATGACGCACTGAGTAAAGCGTTGCTGGCGGAGCAGGTGGCAGGCAGCAAGGTTTATAAGGGCGAGGAAAGTATTGGTAGACGGGCATTACGGCGCATCATCATAACGACCAGGTTGGATGCAATGCTGACTGAGATACGGGAAACCATGGTGTACCGAGCGCCGCCTGAATTGGGATCGCTGTGGAGCAAGTTCGAGGAGATGTGGCAGACAATCGTTGCCGAACAGGAACAAGCCCATGCCGAGGAACTTAAACTGATACAGATCGCAAGATGGCGACGCAGAAAAAGAATAGCGGAAATCAAAGCAAAGCTGGCGTGGGTCTCGGCAGTGGTGTTCGTAGTTATATGGGCAGTGGGTCTAATGTGGCTGACGACAAGAAGCGCGATGATGAAAACGTCCCTTGGTCACTAATCGTCGTGGTGCTGGCGGTGCTGTTGACGTTCTTTATTGTGATGCCGGTATTGGCGTTTATGTACTACGACATGTATTTTGCAACACAAGCAGCAGTACAAGAAGTTAAGAAGATGAAAGAGTTGCGAAGAGAGATTTTGGAAGAACGACTTTACGGAAGGTAAATCATGCTAACTCTGATCTCTACTATTGGCGGTTACATCGTAGCCCTGTTCCCAAGACTTTTTGACATTCTGCAAGACCGTGCGGACAAGAAGCACGAGCTGGATATCATGCACATGCAGATGCGCCAGCAATTAGCGCTGACCGAGCGTGGCTATTCACCGGCAGATAAGACGGAAGAAGTCCGCGAGAACGATCAGCAAGATCACCAGCAGTACATGGCTCAGATGGGCATGATCTACAACAACCAGGAGAAGCTGCTGGAATCTTCTTCTCAGTGGGTCAAAGACATGACCGCGGCTACCCGCCCATTTGTCACGTTCATCTTCGTGTTTGAGCTGGTGCTGATCAACCTGCTGACGATGTTGTGGATCTTCCTGCACGGCGACAAGGTGACATCCATCGGCGAACTGATCCAGATCATGGAGATTGTGTTCGACGCTGACGAGATGGCGCTGCTCGGCACGATCATCGCTATGTGGTTTGGTTCCCGTGGTAACTCGAAGGCTGGCAAGTGATCTATCTGATCTACGCCAAGTTAGTCATCACGGTATTAACGTGCGCTTATTTCATTATTAATTTGCCATGAAACTACCACTTGCCACAATTGCAATGATCAAGCACCACGAGGGTGTGAGATACAAGCCGTACAAGTGTCCGGCGAAGCTATGGACTATCGGGGTGGGGCATGTGCTTTACCCCGAGCAGGGCAAGATGCCGATTGATCAACGAGACAAGTTTGCCTTAAAGCCGGAGGACTTCCGTGTATTTAGCAAAGACGAAGTGGATACGATCCTTGAGAAAGACTTACAGCGTTTTATCGCTGGTGTTCTTCGCTACTGCCCTGACCATCTTAACGAGAATCGCATGGGCGCGTTGGTCAGCTTTGCATTCAATGTTGGGCTAGGCACTCTTCAGAGATCTACCCTGCGGCAGAAGCATAACCGTGGCGACTTTGAGGGGGTCAAGCAGGAGTTCCTGAAATTCACGAAGGCTGGCGGCAAGGTGTTGCCGGGTCTGGTGAAGCGCCGGAACGATGAGATTTCCCTCTACTTTATGGAACCGAAATGAATCCTTGGCTGATACTTGGCGCGGTGTTGGCTGTTGGCGCGGCGGCAGTAGGGGGATATCATACGGGCAAGGATAGTGGCATGGCAGAGGTGCAGCAAGCTTGGGATAACGAGAAGACTGCTCAGTACGCTCAGTATGCCAAGGCGATGGAAGAATCTGTGGAAGCGCAGCAGCAGCTTCAGATGGGCGCGGACAAATTAAGACAGGAGAAGGATCGTGAGATTCGGGATATTACTGCTAGGAATACCGCTCTTGCTAACAGCTTGCGCGACCGCCAAAGTCGCCCCGCCCCCAATACAAGTGCCATGCCCAGTACCGCCAGCGCTGGACCAAGTTCCTGTACCGGAAAAGACCTTTACCGAGAGGATGGCGAATTTCTTGTCAGGATCGCTAGAGAAGCAGACGAACTCCGAGCAGCCCTCAAGCAATGCTACAAACAATACGAATCGGTGAGATGAAATGCCACTACAGCAACTTCAGTTTCGCGCTGGGATAAACAGAGAAGGCACTACGCTTGCCAACGAAGGCGGTTGGTTTGAGTGCAATAAGGTGCGCTTTCGCTCTGGCTACCCTGAAAAGATTGGCGGGTGGACGCCACTTACAAACCAAACGTTTACTGGCATTTGCCGGTCTATCTGGAACTGGGTGACGTTGAAGGGCAATAACCTTCTTGGCCTTGGCACGAACGAAAAGTTCTATATTGAAAACGGTAGTGTCTACTACGACATCACACCTTATCGGCTTTTTACCAACTCTGGCTCAGTAACAAACCCATATCGAATTACTGCCAACAGCGCTGTTGTAACGGTTGTTATTGCCAACCATAGTGTTGTTGCTGGTGACATGGTGACATTTGCTAACTCCAGCACGGTTAGTTTTATTCCCGGTACATTTTTTGATGGGACGTTCTATGTTGATTCGGTAGTCAACGCCAACGCATTTACTATTACGATTGGCGCGACTACCATTCCTTCTGGCACGTTGGGTACAAACCCAATTACGACGCTGACGAATTCTTCCAACGTCACTGTGACTGCTATTGCTCACGGCATGATTGCCAACAACTCGGTATCGCTTGCTAACGTAACCGGCAACTCTGGCACTCTAGGAACTAACCCGTTTGCTACTACTAGCGGGTCAAGGATCGTTACGGTTACATCTACAGCGCACGGGTTGAGTAACACGTTTACAGTATCGTTTACCGGCTCAACGGCTGTTGGTGGCATCCCGGCGGTTGACTTTAACACCACGCATACAATTTCAAACGCAACCGCCAACACTTACACAATTATTACTAGCAATGCCGCTTCTTCCACTACAACTGGCGGGGGCGCAGCAGTTGCATTTACATACCCGTATATTGGTGGGGTGCCGATTTCGCAACTAAACACCATCCATACCATTCAGTCTATTACTAACGCTAATGCGTATGTAATTACGGTCGCTGCTACGGCAACAGCCAACGTATCTGGTGGTGGCTCAAACGTATCGTTTGTTTATTCAAACATCGCTGGTGGCGGCAACGTAACCTATGATCTCTATGAGTTTCAGCAGCGATTAATTGACCCATTTTCTACTATTAACGGCAGCAGCACGGTTACTGTGACTGATACAAATCACGGTGCTAGCGATGGGTCTTATGTAACCTTTGCTGACGCAACACCGGTTGCTGGTTTGACCATCAATGGCGAGTACAAGATTACTTACATTGATTCGAATACCTACACGATTGATGCCGGAAGTAACGCGAACGCCACTACGACAGGGGGCGGGACGGTTATTGCTGAGTACCAGATCAATATTGGGTTTCCAATTTATACAACGACTGTTGGTTGGGGGTCTGGCACATGGGGCGGCTTTAGCTTTAACGCTACGGTTGACTACCTAGATGGTGGTATCAACGCTGCGGTAACCACAGTCACAGTTGATGATACTGCTGGCTTCCCTGCAACTGGCCTTATCTTAATTGACAATGAACTAATTACTTATACCGGCATTACAACTACTACATTCACCGGTTGCACTCGTGGGGCTGAAGGCACTATAGCCGCCTCTCATAGCAATAACGCTACTGTCTATGCTGCGGGCGACTTTAATGGTTGGGGTGAGGACGCATCTAACGCGCAAGGTGCGCAGTTACGGCTGTGGAGCCAAGCCACGTACGGCGAGTACCTAATGTTTAATCCGCGTAACGAAGGCATTTACATGTGGGTGCCTACGTATAACGCATCTAATCAGCTGATCGTAGGTGGGACGTACGGCGAGCTTCTGTCTCCATACAACACGGGTATCTACCAGACCGAGAACACTTGTCCGGTGGTATCTACACTGGTCATGGTGTCTGATTCATCGCGCTTCTTGATTTCCTTCGGCTGCAACGATTACGGGTCTACGGTACAGAATCCCATGCTGGTGCGTTGGTCTGACCAAGAAGATTACCGAGTATGGACTCCGGCAGTTACCAACCAAGCGGGCAGCTTCCAGCTAAGTAGTGGCTCTTATATCGTTACAGCGGTGCAGACTAGACAAGAGATTCTGGTCTTTACTGATGCTGGCGTATGGTCGATGAAGTATCTTGGCCCGCCCTACGTATGGGGCTTTGACATCATGTCCCACAACATTTCGATTGCTGGGCCAAATGTGGTGGCGGCAGCAAACAACATTGTGTACTGGATGGGCATTGATAAGTTTTATGTCTACAGCGGTCGCGTAGAGACTTTGCCATCTTCGTTGCGTCAGTATGTTTTCAATGACATCAACATGGAACAGAGCTTCCAGTTTTTTGCTGGAACCAATGAAGGCTTCAGTGAGATTTGGTGGTTCTATTGCTCTGCTAACAGCACAGCCATTGACCGCTACGTGATCTACAACTACTTGGATAAAGTCTGGTACTACGGCACTCTTGCTAGAAGTGCTTGGCTTGATTCGCCGCTACGTCGGTATCCGATGGGTGCTTCGTACGCCGACACGATTGTGTACCATGAGAATGGTGCGGATGACGTTGAGTCGACTGGCCAGGTATTACCGATTGAAGCGTATGTCCAGTCTTCAGACTTCGATATTGGTGACGGTCATAACTTTGGTTTTGTGTGGCGCATCATCCCTGACCTCACATTTGATGGTTCGACAACGCCAGACCCAAATAAACCAGAGGTTACGTTTACGGTTCGTCCACGACAGAACCCAGGCTCTGCCTATGGAACGAGTGCTACGCCGACGGTTGAGTCCGCTCAATCGTATGCAAACCAGAAAAACTATACGGTTCAGGAGTTCACAGAGATTGTCTACACGCGAGTACGCGGCAGGCAGATGGCGTTCAGAGTGAGTTCCAATACGATTGGTACGCAGTGGCAGCTGGGTGTCCCGAGAATCGATGTGCGTCCTGACGGGCGGAGATAAGCATGGCGGGTACACCAAACAGGCTTATACCCATCAAATCGCCAGCCTTGCCGCTGGCACCAACGGACTACGCGCGGCAGTATGTTGACCAAGTAAACAACATCAGCCGTATCTTTTATAAGCAGATTGATAACTTAACCAATGCCCTGTTAAGTAACACGGGCGGTCGGTTTTTTGGGATGCCTTACGGGTCTTTCTACGACATCTCAACACAAAACGTTGCAAGTACCACAACAGCATATGTTGTCGGCATTGCCAGTACGCAAGACAATAACAGTATCAGCCTAGCAACTAACCAAATATCCTTTGAGTTTCCTGGAATCTACAACGTGCATTTTTCCGTGCAGCTTCAGAACACGGTGGATACTGTTCAAGACGTTGATATTTGGCTGCGGAAAAGCGGTACCGACATTGCTAACTCCAATAACAAGTTTGGGCTTGCGCCGAGGAAGTCGGTAGGCGAACCGTTTAACCTGACCGCAACGTCAGATTTGATTGTTGAAATACCGGGCGAGGATTATTTGGAGCTGGTATGGCGGTCTTCCAATACAGGAACTGGCATCGTAGCTTATGGGGCAAACACATCCCCAACACGCCCTGCAATTCCTAGCGTATCAGTCACAGTAACCTTTGTTTCCGCGATACCCGCGTGATACCATTGACAAAATTCTCTAAAGGTGCGTTATGAGCCTGCATACATTAGCTAATCATCTTCAAAGCGCCGGCAGAAATGGCGACTCCATGCTGGTTCACATGACGCCTGGAGAGGTTGGCGGCTTACAAGCCTTGGCCATGGCGAACGGTGGCAGCCTAACAATCAACCCAAAAACTGGTTTGCCGGAAGCCTTTTTCCTAGCTGCCCTGCTGCCAACAATTGCAGGTATGGGATTAAAAGCTGCTGGGATGTCAGCCTTGGGAGCGGCCTTGACTGTAGGCGCGGCTGGCACACTAACATCGGGCAGCCTTAGAAAAGGCTTGATGGCAGGGCTTGGCGCATTTGGTGGCGCTAACTTTGGGGGAGCGTTAGCGGCTAAAGGTGCAGTAGCGGCAGCGCCTACTGCGGCAGGCACCGCAATCAATCAAATGCAATCAGGCATTTTGTCATCGCCAATGCTTACCCAGGGTACTAATCTGGCAGCTGCTCCAGCGCAGGCAGCATCTACGGCAGCGGCGGCGGGCGGGAATGCTTTGTTGCCTGCTGGTGCGGGGCAAATGAATTTAGCATCTGGTGTGGGTAGCCCGCTAACAGTGCCTGTCTCTCAGCCAACATTTAGTTCTGAGTTGGGTGCTATGGGGCGTGGGTTTAAGAAAATTGTTTCCGATCCTAAAGAGCTTGGAGACTTTGTAAAAGAAAACCCATTTGAATCAATGTCCGTATTAAGTGCGCTGTCCCAAAGCACGCGCAGAAGATCATCTGGTCCTGAAGATGAAGATGTAAAACCACTGGAGAAGTATCGTTATGTGTATGACTCGCGGCCAATAGGTGTAGCGGCATCCCGGTCTTCCGAGCGCGATTACTTCCCGAACGCAAGATATGAACCGACAGGTGAGTACTACGCTGGCGGCGGGTTGGCAGCGCTGGCAAACGGCGGTACGGTTGAGGACATGTCCCGCATGAATGTTGTCGGGGCTAATACTGGGTATCCGATGGCTAACCAAATGTCATCTACGTATGCAACCCCAGCAGAACGTCCAATCTCAGAAAACATCATCCACCCGCAAGGCGATGCAAATATTGATCCGTACACGGGCGAACAGAAGTTTGCTGACGGTGGGTATACACGCTACACCGGCGACGACTTTTATGGTGAGTATGACCCAAAGACAGACGATTATTACTACGTGCCGGGAACGAGAGCAGGGTCTGGCTATTTCATGGCTCGTGACAGCGGACAGGGCGGCGGTTCTGGTAGTGGTAATTGGGGCCTGCCTGGTTACGAAATGGCTAAAGGCAGTGAACAGGGTGGCGCAGGTGGTGTAGGTGGCTCAGGGAAATCTGGCTCATCAGCAGGGTTCTTTGATCCAAGTTATTACAACCCAAAAACCGGAATGTATGGCGAGGAGAAGCCAGCTGGCCCAAAACCGTTGTCAACTAAAGCGGTAGATCAGACGCGAGAGACGCTCAACCCAATGTATCAAAAATACTTTGGGCGGGATATTGATGAAGCAGGTCTTGCAACGTATACGGCCAAACCTTTCTCAGAAGCTAATCTAGATACTATTTTTAAAAACGCTCCTGAATATCAAACGGCTGAACCTTTGCGAGCTGCGAAAGCACAAGAGTTGGCTGCCAAAGAACGTGAAGCAAATCTTGCATCAGCAGAGCAAGTTTCAGATGCTTACCAACGTGTGATGGGCCGCGCCCCAGATCTTGGTGGGCTTGAGTACTACGCAAAAACAAACCGCATGACTCCAGAGGAAGTTGAGAAGTCGCTGCGCGGGTCTGATGAATATTTTAAGAACTTGGCAAAACCGTTTGTCCCAGCAATCACGTATGGTGACAAGGGCATGGCTTCAATAGAAGGCGCTCCAAAATATGATCCGTCACAGTATGGGTTTGCGATGGGCGGCGGCGTGTCTGACTTGGGCGCATATTCTGACGGCGGCAGACTACTGAAAGGACCGGGAGATGGAGTATCTGATTCTATCCCTGCTGTCATTGGCCAGCGTCAGCCTGCTCGTCTTGCTGATGGTGAGTTTGTAATCCCAGCCCGTATCGTGTCTGAGCTTGGCAACGGATCTACAGATGCCGGCGCTCGCAAGTTGTACGCGATGATGAACAGAATCCAGAGCGCACGTAAGAAGTCTGTAGGCAAAGGCAAGGTTGCAGCAAACACTAAGTCTGAGAAATACTTGCCCGCATGAATACACTAATGAAATTGGAGTGGTTTGGCGGCAATGAAGACGCATTAGCCTTGTGCTACATGTTTAGGGATTTGCTGCATACGTGGGACGATTTGGTTGATAAGGATAAAGAAGTATCAGAACAAGCCATAAATAATGCTTTTTCTATCTGCCTCGTATACATGCCGATGAACAGGTTTTACCAAGCTATCCAGCCCGCGATATTGCCGATGTGGGTTACTGTTGTATCTGCGTATCAAACTGCAAACAAATTTGAAAAAGACAAAGATGAACATGGTGTAGAGATAGCACATGGTCTTAGATATGCTGCGGGGCATATCATTGCTTACGCTATGCACGTATGCGTAGGGCCAGAAAAAGCGGCTGAGTATCTTCCAGAGGCATGGAAACAGATTATGTGTGAACGATATGATGAGTATCGTAAGGAGCATTTAAATGTTTAATTTTCTAAAATTTTTATTTAACCCGTCGTGGTTTTCTTTCTCTGTGCTGCCGGAAAGTGGCGGACAGCCATCCTCGCAGACGGTATCTCAACTGAGCTATGGCCCAAAGTTACAGGGATTTGCTGATGAGCTGATGCGCCGAACAGGAGCGCTGGCAAGTCAGCCTTATGAGAAATACCAGTACGACCGTATCGCTGGGTTTGACCCTATGCAGCTGCAAGCCCAGCAGGCGGCAGCAAACATGCGAGTGTCCCCTTATATTGGGCAGTCGGGAGGCATAGCTGGCAACGTTGCCAACCGCGCGATGAACATGAATTACGACCCCACTCGATTCATGGAAGAGCGGGTAAGAACTGGGCAGTTTACAGATCCAGGTATAGCTGGCGCGTACATGTCGCCATATATGCAAAACGTGGTGGATATTGGTAAGAGAGAAGCTGCACGACAAGATGCTATTGCTGGTGGGCAACGCGCTGCTCAAGCGGTGGGCGCCGGTGCTTTTGGTGGCTCGCGTCAAGCAATTATGGAAGCGGAAGCTAACCGCAACCTGATGCAGCAGATGGGCGACATCCAAGCCAAAGGATCACAGGCTGCGTACGAGCAGGCGGCACAGCAGTTCCAGACAGATCAGGCCCGCAGGTTGCAGGCATCTATGGCCAACCAAGCCAAAAACTTAGAGGCCCAGCAGCTATCAGAACAGTCACGTCAGTACGGCGCTGATCTTGGGTTGCGTGGATTGCAGACAGCACTACAGGCATCAAACCAGTTAGGGCAGTTGGCTGGCACGCAGTTTGGTCAGGCCAAAGATATTATGGGTATGCAAGCCCAGTTTGGCGCAGAAAGACAAGCCCAACAGCAGCGCAAGTACACTCAAGATTACCAAGACTTCTTGAATCAAAAAATGCACCCATACCAACAGGCTCAGTTTGCTAATGAGATGTTGCGTGGTATGCCGATGCAATCTATTGAGAAGATGTATCGAGCGGATCCGGATGCGGCTGCGCAGATATTTGGTACGTATGCCATGTATCAAGGCGCCAAAAACTCCGGTTACTTTAACCGTGCAAATGGCGGCTTGTTAGATCTTGGCTTGTACAACATGACAAAGTAAGAGGCGGAAATGGCTATCCCAGGCATTCAGGAAATACAGGCGCTGGCAACCAAGTACAGCAAGCCTCAGTTGCAGAAGATGGCGCAGATGGGTCTAGTAGATCCCACCAAGGCTGTGATGGCCGGGATGATGATTGACCGCATCCAGCAACAGAACATGCAGCCTCCGCAGCAGACTGTAGCGGAAGAGGTTATGGGCGGCCCGCCTCCTATGCCTGCTGGCGCTCCTCCTGGCGCTCCTCCCCCAGCCCCACCTGAAGCTGGTGGCGGTATTGCAGGATTGCCTTCTAATCTTCCTCCGCAGATGGCGGGTGGCGGGATCGTTGCGTTTGCTGACGGCGGGGATACTGATAGCTATGCAGACGGTGGCGTAGTTGCGATGGCCGGTGGCGGCGACGCTGGAATTACTGGCGTTGTAGATCCAAACTGGGCAAGTGCCAAATCATTCAAGCGCAACTACAGTTCTGATGACAAGTTTGCCATTCTTGCTGAACAGTTAGCGCAGCTGACAGCAGCAGAACGTCAAGCACAGGGCGTGGACAAGATTCGTATTCAGAAGGATATGGATGAGCTTCGGGCCACCATGCGCAGCTTGAAAGCAAGCCCAAGAGCGAGAAGCTTGGTAGATGAAATTCCTTTGGCTGCGGCAGGGGCGGCAGAGGCAAGGCCAGCAGCGTCTAAGGCAGCGGCACCTAGCCGGGCTGGTGGTGATGCGGTGTATTCGCCAGAAGGTGTGCTGCTATATGGCGAGCCGGATACCGTGCCAGCACAACGCAAGATAGAACCTGGCCAGCCTTACGAGGGCAACCTGTTGCGTGACATTCTTGAGGGCAGGCCGAATGCGCCGTTGCCTGAGATTAAGCGTCCTACACCTGCGCCTGCTCCGCCGCCGGCTACTGAAGCGCCTCCCAAGGTTGCAGAGAAGCCGGCAGAAAAGCCTGCGGCAAAAGCAGAAATGGGGCCGTCCAAGCCAGACATAATTACTTCGCTGCGTAACATTGGCATCGAAGAGCCAGAAGCACTGTCGCTGGATAGGGCGCTACAAGAACAAGATAAAGCTTACGAAAAGATGGGCGTGAGCAAAGATTTGTTCTCGCAAATTCGGCAGGATTATGAAAGCAAGCGTGGCAAGTTTAAAGACCGTGCAGACAAAGCTGCTGGCCATGCGTTGATGATGTTTGGTGCGGGCTTGATTGGCGCTAGGGAGGGCGAGCTATTCTCAACGGCAAGTAAGTCTGCGCAACAATCTTTGATGATGTACATGGGTACGATGGATAAGCTTGCGGAGCAGGATGACAAGCTGGATCAGACCTTGCGCGATCTGACGGTAGCAGAGGATCAGTACAAGCGTACTCGTGCAGACTCTGCGCTAGGCCGTATACAGAAGCAGCAAGAGAAGATTGATGCTATCCGCTTAGAGAATGCCAAGCTAGAGTTGAATGCGCAAAAAAGCGCAGCGGATTTTGTGCTGAAGGAAATGGAAATAAGAAATCCACCACAGCTCACTTTAATTAAAAGCATTGCACTAGACAGCGGCAAAACTCCGACTGAGGTCTTCATGATGGCCAACGGTGTCGCCAAGACTGGTGGTCTGACATTGAATCAGGCGCTAGAAGCTGTGCAACGTAATACACAGTTTATGGGTAAATCACCTAAAGAACAGTTAGAGATGGCGCAGAGTATGGTTGGCGGTGGTGGCGGCGGGTCATCGTTAACTATTGGTCAAGTGGTTGACGGCTATAAGTACAAGGGCGGCGATCCTAATTCACAAAGCAGCTGGGAAAAAGCTAAATAATTGGAGCGGCTATGCCTCAACCATGGGAAAGAGATTGGTCTGGCAAGACTGGTGGCGCTCCGTGGGAGCGTCAGTGGGATGTAACTAAACCAGAACCCAGCAAAGAACGCACGTTCGGCGAGGCTGCAACTGACGTTTATGCCGGCCTGAAAGGCGGCGTCGGTTCTCTGCTGCAACTACCAACACAGCTTGCTGGTGTAGTGGGTGGTGCGTATGAGAAGCCGGGCGAAGAGACTGGCCTATCAGCGATTGGCAAAGAGCTTCGTGAAGAAGCAGAGGCGATGAAGTCTCCAGGGCTGAAAGCCCGTGAGGCTAGTCGTGCAGCTAAGATTGCAGAGGCAGAGAAGAAGGGGCAGCTGGATGCCTTCTTTACCGCCTTCTCAGAGACGATCAGAGATCCTGGTCTGCTGACCAACTTCCTAGCAGAGCAAGCACCACAGCTTATTCCTTCTCTCGGGGCGGCCAGACTGGTTGCTCCGCTGGCTGGCACGTCGGCTGCGGTCAGAGCGGCAGTAGGTACAGGCGCAGTCCAGCAAGGCGCGGATATCGCGGCTGGCACGTACGAGCAGGTCTATAAAGAACTTACAAAGCAGGGCGTATCCGAGACAGAAGCGGCTGGTCAGGCGCTGGGATTGGCACGTCTAAACGGCGTTGGGGCGGTGGGCTTATCTATCTTGGCACAGAGACTGCCGGGCGCGCGATCTTTGGAAGAAGCATTTGCCGGCAAGAAGGGTGATCTTGGCCGGATCCTTGGTGGTGTCAAAGGTGCGCTTGGCGAGAGCGTTAGTGAAGTTGCAGAAGAAACGCCGGCACGATTCCTACAGAACCTTGCGATGGCGCAGGTTGCTCCTGAGACATCTCTGACGGCAGGGCTGGGTGAGACTGCTGGCATGGCTGCGGTAGGCGGGGCTGGATTGGGTGGTGCGACAGGTCTGTTACAACGACAAGCCCGTCCGGAAGAAGCGCCTCCGGCAACTAACATCCCATCACAATTTGCTGCCACTCCCGAGTCGGAAATGGAGCCATCAGTGGCAACGTTGCCACGGGCGTTGCCAGCACCAGAGCTAGAAACTGAGGGTGCAGGTGAGCCACCGCTGGCATTGCCTGCGCCTCCCGTCGGAGTTGCTCCACCTGTAGAGCAGGGCGTGTCGCCAGAAGCTGTTGCTTCAGAAGATGCGTTACGCGCTCGCGCAGAAGCGCCGCCGATAACAGAAGCCGAGTTTGTTCAAGGCGAACCGTTGCCACGCCCACCAGAGCTTGCAGAGATGGAGCAAGACATGGAAGCGCTGGGCAAAGAGGTAAAACGCTTGGAGCGCGGCGAACCCGGTAAGAGTCTATGGTCAGCGATCAAAGGCAATCTCACGCCATCTGACTTAAGCGAATTAGGGGATAAGAAATTTAGGTCGCTGCGCGCACCCAAGGGAATGAGAGGCGTATCAATCGCTGACCTGACTGCCAGCGGACAGTTAAACGACTGGCTTCCAGAGCAATATCACGGCTCACCAGATCAGCTTGAGTTTGGCCGTCTAGAAGGCGATGAACTAACCAAAGCCAAGGACGCTGAAGAGTACATCAAGAATCAACTACGCCAAGGAAATTACTTAACGCATGCAACCAATATGCGGTTGCAGCAGATCGGTGTTGAATTATCAAATATAGAAGAAGCTTACAGGGAGTACGCAGATGCAGAAACGTTCAACACCCTTGTCCAAGAAGCGATTGATGAGCAAAGAGGACTTTATGAAAGTGTTGCGGGCGCACCCGCCGAAACAGAGGCTGGAATTACTGAGCCACCTGCGCGAGTTCTCGAACAAATTCCAGAAGAACAAGTAGAGGAAGAGTACTTCCCGGATCAGGAAGAGGTAAAGCAAAAATCACAGTCCGGCAAAACAAATCAAATACCTTATGACACCGTATCGCAGAGTGCAGAGGGTCAGCCACTACGCCGCAGTAGCGGCTCATCGGAAATTATTAACTACGCTGGGCGCATGATAGTTATGCGCAACGTAAACGGTGTGATGGTTCCGTTTTACCTTAGCACTGGCGGCGGCGGCAAGGTAGACGTTCCTGTTGGCAAGTGGTATCCATTTTTTGGCATCGGTGCTGACGGTTGGATTAATAAAACCACCGGCAAGGAGATGGTTAATTACTATGGAAGCGAGGCATTAAAACAAGCAGCCCAAGAATTGGACGCTACGATTGGAGATATTCGTAACGATTCGTCTATTCCTAGAGTTCCTGGAAAGGGCCGTCATATTGATTTTATTAATCGAGGCCTAGCGCCAGCGGAGAGCGAAAGGCCTGACACGCTTGCCAGAGTAAGAGAAAACATAAATCGTATTGTTGATGCCGTAGAAATAAAAGGCTCACTTTCCGAACAATCTGGAAAGCTTGAAGAGCGCGAAGCTTTTGTTATCAACAAAGACAAAGAGCATGAGCGCATAGAAAAAGAGCTGACCGGCAAGACCATGCTCGAGGCAGCGCAGTGGGCGGTGGATAACGCGCCTAATCAGTTTGCTAAAGTGTTTGCGCAGAAGGTGCTGAACCGCTTGAATGGTATGGCCAAGCGCGGCATCAAGCTGGAGTTCAATGTCTACGGTGGGCAGCGCCGCCGTAAAGATATGTATCGAGCCAGAGGCAGAACGGATTTTGACTTTGGCAAAGCAGGCGAGCAGAAGCTGGTGTCGATTTCTATCAGCCTAAATGGTGCTGCTGCGCTGGATAATCAGAATGGCTACCCGCCCGGCACACGGTATATCACCGTCCTGCATGAGTTGCTTCATGCTGCAACGGTTGGTCAGACACGCATCCTCAAAAGTTCAGATCCGATAGTAAAAGAGCTGCGCGATCTGTTTAACCAAGTTGTTAGCCACTTCAACACCGAAGCCCGTGCTGGCCGGCTAACGCCGTTCATGGAAAAGATCTTTGCCCAAGAGATCAACGCGCTGGAATCGCCAGATGAATTGCTGGCTTGGGGTATCGCTGACGAGGACATGCAGCGGTTCTTGAGCGACATCAAGGTGGGCGAAAAGACCATCATGGACAAGCTTGTGGAGTTGATCCGCAAGATCCTGAATGTCACCAAGCCATACCTGACCGCGTTAGATCAGCTGGTGCGCACAACAGAGTCTATCCTTGACGAAGATGTTGATGTCGTGGGCGACAAGATTATTGCCAAACAGTACAGCTTTGGCGTGAAGCCTGGACGCGGTGAGGCGATACAAGGTTCGCTGTTTGAGCAGTCTGGCGTAGGCAAAAAGATATCAGAGGCTGGTAAGAAGGTTGTAGAGAAGATTGAAAGCGTAGGCAAGAAGCCCGGCATCACGCCAGACCAAGGCTTTGCGCACGTTGATCCAGAGTTCTTAGAAAAGCTTGGCCCAATCTTCGCCCCTGAAGGAAAGACGTTTGCAGACAAGATGGATACGTACAAAGACCGTACGTTCCAGCGGCTAGCGCAGGGTATTGCAGACCAGTACCGCACCATCAAAGACTACAGCCCGCTGGCCTATATCAAAGCCCGCATGTCCAAGACTGTCGACGGCGCGTTAGAGGGGCTGACGTTCTACGGGCAGGTCAAGCTGACAGACGGTGCGCTGGATATCAAGCCAGACACCAAGGGATTGATTGAGACACTGAAGCCAATAGGCAACGAGGTCAACAGCTTCCTAATCTGGCGGGCGATGAGCCGCGACTCCAGCATCGTTGAAAAGTCTAAGCGCACCCAAGAAGAAATAGCTGACATCGAAAATAGAATTGAGCAGCTTTACAACTCAAAGAGCGTAGCCAACAAAGCGTTTGAAAAAGAACTTAATAGACTTATCAAAGATCAAACGTTATCCGATAAGGAAAAGCGTGAGGATATTTCAAAGTTCAAAAAGGAAACAGACAAGTACAAGAAAGAAGTTGACCAGCAGGTTGCTGTTGAGCGGGCAACGATTGCTAGGTTAAAAGAAACAATCAAGCTTCCATCTATTAGCCCTGAAGTAGTAGAGCAAAGAGACAAGCTTGCATCTGGCAAGATCGGCAACGAGTCGAGGCTTGAGGTTTACAACCGCGTTAGCCGCGAGTTGAACAAACTGAACCAATCGGTTCTGGATGTTGCTCTGGCAAAAGGACAGATAGACAAGCGTTCCTACGAAACCTTCTTGCAGGATGTTTACTACATCCCGTTCTACAAGATGGTGGAAGAGGGACAGGTAGCTGACATCCGTACCGCATCTGGTCTGGCCAATCAGTATTTCTCCAAGGCTTTGAAGGGTGGAGAGAAGCCGTTTGGCGATCTGATGGAAAACCTGCTGCGCAACTGGAACCATATCCTGTCTGCGTCCATGAAGAATGACGCGGCGGTAGAAACCTTGAAGGGGGCGACAGAAGCAGGCGCTGCTTACCCCAATCTCAAAGCACAGTACGACTGGCGAGATGGCAAGGTTTACAAGGGCGAGGCGATGTTGGCGGCGCAAGAGATTGATGGTGTCCAGTACAAGGCTGGTGAGCTGCGGCCTGGCATCTTCTCCTCTGACGGCAAGGGTCTGGTCAAGGTCATGATGAATGGCTACCCTGCCTACTATGAGGTGATAGATCCTCTGCTGGTGGAATCCATCATGTCCATCGGGTACATGGGGCCGAAGTCTAAGTTCCTCGACATGGCGCGAGACTTCAAGAACATCTTGCAGTATGGCGTCACACTCAGCCCAGCGTTTAAGGTGCGCAACCTTGTGCGGGATTCCGTGCAGTCTGCCGCTGTGTCTGGCATCGGGTTGAATATTGCTAAGAACGTGACGGATGGTTTGGCTGCTAGTAAGAAGGGCAATCCTGATTACATCTCTGCACTAGCGGGCGGCGCGATCTTTAACTTTGGTTCCTCGATGGAAGGGGATCAGGCCAGACTGGTGAAGCGATTAATCCAGAATGGCGTGAGCGGCGAAAACATCCTGAACACTGAGTCCAAGATCAAGAACGGGCTGAAGAAGATGTACGACGCCTATCAAGAGTTGGGCAACCGTTCAGAAGCGGCCAACCGTATGGCGCTGTACAAGCAGCTGCGGGCAAAAGGTCTAAGCCATCTCGAGGCTTCCTTCCAAGCGCGTGATCTGTTGGACTTCTCTATGCAGGGCGCGTGGCCAGCGGTGCGTCTGGTGACACAGGTGATCCCGTTCTTGAATGCCCGTGTGCAAGGCCTGTATAAACTTGGCCGTGACGGCATCATCCCTACTAGCCGGGTGTTGTACAACTCTGTCACTGGTAAGGAAAGCGACCTCACCGACAAGCAGAAAGCCCAGCAGTTCTCGATCGTCACCGGTGCTGTGGTGTTGGCGTCCTTGATGCTGTACATGGCATTCAAAGATGATGATGAGTACAAGAAGCGCGAGCAGTGGGACCGTGACAACTTCTGGTGGTTCCGCCTGCCGGGCATGGATTCAGCTGTGCGGATTCCTAAACCGTTTGAGATCGGTGCGTTTGGCACACTGGCCGAGCGTATTGCTGAACAGATGTTTGACGAAGGCGCAGAGGGCCGGGTGCTTGAGCAGAGCATGAAGCGTATGCTGACTGACACGTTTGCTATCAACCCGATCCCGCAGATGATCAAGCCGCTGGTGGACTTGTACGCTAACAAGGACAGCTTCACGGGTGCGCCGATTGAGACTGCCGGCATGGAGCGTCTGTCTAAGGCAGAGCGTGTAGCTACAAACACTAGCCCGCTGGCAAAGGTGCTGAGTCAGGTAGCTAACGTCTTCCTGCCAGAAGCCACAGAGGTATCTCCAGTACAGACAGACTATGCGATCAAAGCGTATCTGGGCTGGATGGGGGCAACGATTACCGCAACATCACACTACGCGGTAATGCCGTTCTCGAAGAGTGCCTACCCTGACCACAACTGGCAGGACACAATCTCGCTAGGATTTGTGAAGTCTCTGCCAGCCAATCAGTCTGGCTACGTCACCAGCTTCTACGAGAACATGAAGATCGTCGAGCAGGCGTATGCGGATATGCGTCACTACGCCGAGCTGGGTCAGTCTGATAAGGTGCAACAGATTCTGGAAGAGAAGGGCGACAAGATCCAGCTGGCCAAGTTCTACGACAAGACCAGCAAGGACATGTCAAAGATCCGGCAGGCGATCCAGGTTATCAAGAACGATGAGACGATGGACGGCGCTCAGAAGAAGGAAGAGATTGACCGCTTGAAGCAGTTGATTGGTGACCTGGCCAAGCAGGCAGAGGATGTGCGGAAGTCACTCCGCAAGTGATTTGTGATGAAGCTCGATCGTCATGGCCATCAGATCCCACTCTGTGAGTCTGTACCGTGTATAAAAGCCTCTGCTTCCTAGTCCGTGGTAGCCACTCTTCCCAACGTGATGTTCAGGGCAGAGAGGAATTACCAGCCAGTCAGAAGCCCGCTGCGCTCCACCAACCGCATCTCGCGGGTGGTGAAGTACAGCAGGGGTATAGCCTTGGTCTAGGTGATGACAGAGTACGCAGCCCAGCCCTGCTACTTCGTCCATATACTTCTTAACTGTTTTCATCTTCTAACCTTACGTACTGCCGCCAGATATCGTACGGTATCTCCAGAGAAGCAAACCGTTCTTTACAGGACAAGCACTCACGTTTGCGGTCAAGGTAATAGAATCCAACATCCTTATCGTAAAACTGTCTGGTTTCTAAAACTTTAGTTCTTTCTTCACACGACGGACAGAGCATTCTGTTTTCTCTTTTTAGAATATTGGCTCATGGTTGTTCTGGCGGCACAGGCTTTGCAGATCCATCTAGGTAAACCTCTGGTCTGCTTCATCATCCCGCCATCAAGCGGCTTGTGCATCTGACAGCTGCCGCAAAACTTCCGGTCGTATTCGCTCATGATCTGGCTGCATCCCATCCGGCTTCAAAGACTTCGCGGGTAACAGGTGTATCTGGCCAGTCTTTGCTAGCAAGAAACTCTTGATAGAGTTCATTAAAGCTGGGCAGTACGCGGTTAACCCACTGCATATTCAACACCTTACCACTGGCATCATAGTCTACCCGCAGGTTGGTTTCTGGAGATGGGGCGCTTGGCAGTGGGCGCAGGTCATCCCAAGTAATTGTGTAATGCCGTGAACGTATCCAGTTGATGTTATCCATGTTCCCTCCTTATTCTTTAACGAAGACGCCTTCTTTGGTTAGGTAGCCTTTGCGGTCTTTGATCTGATCGTAGGCGTGTTTCAGGCATCCGGTCATGCTCATGTCCTCTATAGTGGCTACGTTGATCAGGCAGACCAGCACGTCGCCCAGCGCATCCTTGATAGCCTCTCTGTCTTTCTTCAGTAGCGCGTCGCCAAGCTCGCCCATCTCGCTGACAGTCTTGATGAACTGCGCATGGCTGGTGCTGTTCTTAATAATCCCACGGGCTTCTGACCATCTCACTACGTCCAGCTCTACGATATTCCAACTCATTTGCGCTCCCTTATTTTCTTAGCGGCTTCTGGTAAGCCCATATCTTCACAGATCTGGGCGCATTTCTCACGCTCGCCGATGGAAATGATCTCGGAGAATCTATTCATCCACTGAACGGCTAGCTCATCAGGGGCATAGATCAGATCAAATTCCATGGCGGCGTCTTCTGCTACTTTTAACGGACGACTCATCAAACAAGATGATCCGCAATGACCTTTAGTACCGGCACCAAAGTACCAACACCCAGCCAGACTAATAGGATAAACAGAATCCAATCCATGATCTTGGCTGCACGGGTGCTAGCAAACCCTTTAGGCTGGATGCCGCTGGCTAGGATCAGATCCTGCACAAACTCATCTTCTGGTGAGATTGGTTGTGGCGGCTGCGGCACGTAGTACGCGCCAATTCTGATCGGTGGCTCCTTAATAAATTTTCCATCTCGCAACATGGCTAATCTCCATTAGATTGATGAACCATTTGATAACCGTAATGATCGGAAAAGAGATCGTAAACCTTAAGTTCCCAAGGTATCAATCTAGTATTTTTGATATCTATTTTCCACGCTATTACGTTTGGCTCTACTAATTCTCTAAGTCTGCTGTGATGTCCAAAGATTTTGGTGACGTCTACATCTTTGTGAGCATCTGGCGATAAATGTTCAAATGCAAATATCTTGGCTTCTTCGTCGGGCGCAAACTTAATGCCGACTTTCTCCAGTGTTGGGCGCAGGATGCCGGTCAGCTGGACATCCTCGTTGTTTAGCATTGGGGTGTCGTGGAATCTTGGGATGATCCCGTGCTGCACTGGCGCCTTCATAAACTTCTGGGATCGCAGACTAAATCCTCCGTTCTGGATGACTATCGGATTAGGTTTCCCAAACCACTGGAACCCAGTAAGTAGCTGATCCCCTACTACGCCGGCATGGGTAAGCCCGCCTATGTAGTCATAGTTCAGCCAATCATCCTTCCAGTTATCTGCTGACAGCGCCCAGCCATCGTGCTGAACAATAAAGGCATAGTCAGTCTCGATGAAGTTATGCAGGGCGTATATACAGAAACTGCTGTAGCCAGAGTAATCCAGCGGTGCGGCAATCAGCTTCTGCGGTATGTCTGTCGCCAAGTGCTGATTGGTAATGATCAGCTTGCGGCAACCTGGCAGGCAGGCAGCGGTCTGCTCTAATGCTGGAACAGCCCGCATACCTTGCCCGTGACCGTAGATAGCGACAACCGTTATCTGGTCATAGTTCATTATTTCTCCGGGAACTTAGGTGCCAAAGAACCATCAAACAGGTACGTACCTACGTGGCCCAGCTGTACCCACGGCGCGGCATAAATCTTCCCGCCGTTGTCTCTCCATGTACGGCAGAAGTGGTAGTCCTCAGACAGCAGGTGCTGTGTCTCTGGCTCGATACTGGTGGTGAAGAACTCCTTGATCTCGTCGTTGACGATGACCTGATTCAAGTCGTGCATGTTGTTGATGTAGCTATTAACGTGCGGGGCAAGCTTGTCGAAAACCTCGCGCTTGATCATCATGAAACCAGTACCACCATTCCAGATTTCAGCGGGCTCGGCTACGTTGAACTCAGCATGGCCAGCATGATCTGCCAGGTTGACAACATGGCTACCAGAGTAAAGCTTCAGATGCTCTGCTGGGATACCTGCGTCTGACGCCTGCTTGACCAGCCCCCAGTTGATTTCCTTTTTGGGGTAGATGCCGCAGATAACGTCCTTGTCAGCCAACAGCATGGACACTACATCCTGCGGGTTGAACTTGATGTCAGCGTCGATAAACATCAGGTGGCTAAACCCAGACTTCAGGAAGTTGTGGGTCAGTGCGTTACGCGCGCGAGTGATCAGGCTCTCGTTAAACATGAAGCTTGCTGCCATGTCGATACGGTTCTGCTGGCAGATTGCTTGCAGTTGCAGAATAGCCTGCGTGTAGAAACCTGCACACATGCCGCCATACATAGGTGTTGCAATAAAAAGTTTAGCCATGCTTCTCTCCTAGAGTTTTTTAAGACCGATGAAATACAAATCGTGCGACGCTTTGTTTACTAAAAACCTGTACCCGATATACGGATCCATGTTGCACTTCTCAATAAAGTCAGATGCTTTTAAGTTTTGGTAATAGTCTCCACAGAAGGGGGCGTCCCACGGCGTTGTTCTCTTAGTGCCATGCTCCGGTCGCCCAGTCGTAGCGCATGAGAAAAACACCAGACACTTAGACATTCTTGTCATGTTGTCAAATGTTCTAACCCACTCAGGATTGTGTTCAAAGCATTCGCAAGAGCACACGATGTCGAACGTCTTATCAGGGAAGTCCAAGTCTTCGCCTTTGGCTACAAGGTCAACGTCTCGGCCTGAGTCAAGATCGACGCCCGTGTAGTCGCAGGAATCAAAGAACTGACGGATAGATCCGTTGATGTTTAAGCTGCCAATCTCAAGAATCTTCTTGCGAGAAAAGAGAATGGGATAGCTTTGCTTCACGGCCTCCACGAATTCCATTTGTGCTGGGTGGCTCATTCCAGTTCCTTGATCTTCTTGCCCAGCCCGTCTGCCAGGTTCTCGCCTTTGTAAGACAGATCCCTGATAACTTCGTGAGACTGAATGACATTGATGGCGTCCTTCAATCCTTGCTTGTAGCCTGCGGTGTACGGCTCATGATCTTCTGTGAGAACCATGTCGATAGCAGCGCGGACAATAGTGGATGCCTGCCGTCGCTTGGCGTGTTTCTTCAGCGCGGCGTAAGTTGATTCCGTCAGGTAGACCTGATACGGGATCATCCTCTTTGCAGTTTCCATAACTTAAACTCCTCCTTCATTCCTAAAAGTTTCTCAATCGCTTGCTGGCTATTGGGGATCTCAGATCGGCTGGAAACTTTCAGGTATCTGTACATCCACTCTGTTGCTTCTTTCTCTGACTTCTCGTAGATCTGGTTGGAGTCTTCGAGAAAATCCCAG